TCCCAGCCGGCGGAAATATTATTTTTGATCTGCGTCCAGCTGGGCATTTCGATGCCGAATGTCGCCTTGAAGAAATCCTGAATCGCGGGCCAGATTTTGTTATCCCACAAATGCCGAAAAGAGGATTTGAAAGCGTTCAGCCATCGGGCGGCCATAGCGGATGCCGCCGCAGCCAGATACCCGGCCTTCGTTTTGATGGCGTCCGCCCAGCTGGATACCAGGTTTTCCGCGGCGATGGCTACATCCTCCGCGCTTCCTGTACCGGCGAGGAAATTTTCCCAGGCGCTGGACAGAGTATTGCTGGCGGACGTAATATCATCCGTTCGTTTTTTGTAGTTCTCCTGGGCGGATTTGCTCTGATTCAGGGCGGTTTGGACGGCCCAGAGCTTTCGCTCTTCTGCGGTCATGGCGTCATAGGATTTATTGACGCCATAGGTCAGGGCGGTCTGCTGCACGGTGGAGCCGGTGACCTGGATGCCGTAGCGGTTCATGGCGGTGCGGCTGCCGTTGGCGGCGTCCTTGATATCGTTCAGCACGGTTTCGATGGGAACGCCGTATTCTTTGGACAGGCTGGCCGCCATTTCCAGCACCTGGGCGCTGATCTCCGCGCTCTGCTGCACCGGCGCGCCCGCTTCCTGCAAAAACGCGCCGATATCATTGGCCGCGGCCAGATAGGCGGATTTGGAAAGGCCCAGGTTTTTCCACGCCTTATCCGCTTCCTGCTCCAGGAATTTGCTCCAGACGCCGAACTCGGTTTCCGATGCGGCGAGGGCCTGCTTGAGCGTATTCTGCGCGGCATCGGAATCCGTGGTGAATTTCACCAGCGCGGCGCCGGCGGCGGCGATGGCGGTGGCCGCCATGGTGCCAAAGGTTTTCAGCGGGCCGGTGGTCAGGGACGAAAGGGCGTTTTTATCCTGGGCCACTTGCGTATTCAGCTTTGCCATCTTTACGCGCAGCTCGTCAACGGACGAAGACGCGGACGCATAGGCATTGGCGGCCTTTTTCACTTCGTCGCTGTTTTCCGCGTGCAGTTTTTTCGCGGTTTTCAGCGCGTCTGCGGCTTCCTTCAGCTTTTTCTTCTGCAGGTCGTACTCTTTTTTGAGCACGTTCATCTGCTGCTTTTCCGCTTTGAGCACCTTATTGAGGCCGGTGACCTGGGCGCTGTATTTTTTCAGGCCCTTGGTGAGCCCGCCCGCGCTGGCCACGGACGCCTGCATTTCCGCTCGGGCGGCGGAAACGGAGCTGGTGGCCGCTTTCAGGCCTTTGGAAAAGCTGGCGTCATCCAGCGTCAGGACTGTTTTGATCTCGCGCTCCGCGGCCATACTCATCACCTCAGTTTACTCATGGCTTTTAAGGATTCCCAGGCGTCATCGCCCGTCATTTTGCGCTCCGCGCCGCCCTGCTCGATGGCCTGCACGGCCACCAGATCCAGGATCAGGGACAGGGGCAGCGTCATGGCCTGCTCGTAGGTGAGCCCGGCGGACAGGCCGAAGAAAAGATAAAACTCCGCCGTCAGCTTGCCGACGGAGCGCTTTCCGCGTTTTTTGGATCATCCACCGCTTCCACGTGGCGTTCGCCCTGCTGGGCCTCGTTCATGGACTGCACCAGGCGCATGAATTCAGCGGGATCCAGCCGGTCGGCCATATCGTCCACGGTGAGGAAGCCTTTCCCTTCCCGGCCTTCCAGCCGGGCCAGCTTATCCCCTGCCTCCATCATGGCGCTGAGCAGGCTGCACACGCCCTCTGCGGTTTCCATATCCCATTTTTCTTTCTCCATGCGCATCTGGACACGGATGGAATAGGTGAGATCGTACTTTTTCCCCAAAACTTCTACTTCAACTACACGCATGATCATTTACCCCTTCTTTTGTTTCCCGCATGCCCTCGCCTTCGGCGGCGCATGCTTTTTTGCTTTTCCAAGGTTGACTGGTGGCGCGTCGCAAACCTGAAGGTTTGCTCCTTTTCGCATGCCCTCGCCATGCGGCGGCGCATGCTATCTGGTTCTCTTTGTGTTGGCTTGTGACGCGCCGGAAACCAAGTTTCCGGCTTTGTGTTAAAAGCCCCCACCCCCGCGGATGGCAGGGATGGGGGCAGGAGCAAACCCCTGGGTTTGCGACGCGGTACGCGCCAATCCCAAGGGAAGCAAGTAGCACGCGCCGGCGAAGGCCGAGGGCGTGCGAGCAATTAAGTGATGCCCAGGGCGGATTTGACAGCGGCCTCGGCCAGGGCTTCGGTGGCGTAGCCGTCTTGCATCCACATCCATTTGGCGTCGGCGGTATCGTCGCGCAGGATGGCGAACTCCAGGGAAGGCACCTGGTATTCCACGGTATCGCCCTTGGTGACGAGGGTGACGTCCGGCTGCTTGCACTGCACCTTGTAGAGCACAATGGCGCTGTAGGTGATGGCGCCGCCGGAAATATTCATGCTCACGATGCCCAGGCCCACATAGGGCGCGTTGACATCCGCCTTGAATGTAGCGCCGGAAGAGGCGGAATAGGTCTGGCCCAGAAGATCAATCAGGTTGGCCAGGGTGAGCTTATGCACGCCCACGGTGGCGGTGCCGCCGCCGAAGGTGGCCACGGATTCCGCCGCGCCGTTATCGGCGTAGAGAATGGCGGGATCCTTGCCGTCCACGACGATGGAGCACTCGGTGGCCATGCCCAGGGATTTGCCGCTGGAATAGGTGACCGTTCCGCTGGATTCGGCGTACTTGGCGTAGTACGGCTTGGAGAGGCCGATGGAAGTGTTCATGATTATTTTCCTCCTATGGTTTTGTTCAGAGCGTCGGTAAGCACCGCGCCCATGGCAGCGGTGGTTCCGGGCATGGCCCGGCTTTCCGCGGGGTCGATCCAGTGGGTGGGCTGGATTTTGCTGGTGCCATAGTGCAAATAAAAAGCCTTGGCGGCATTGCGCACGCCTCGGCTGTCCTGCCCGGTTGCGGTGATTTCCACCCGCAGCCTGCCCTTTCCGGATTTCACCTTATAGGTGACGTGGTCGCGCATGGCTCCTGAATCCACAAATTTTCGGTCAATAATTTCCGCTTTCCAGCCGTCCTCAGCCATCACCTGGCCGCCGGCCTGGAGCATGGCGCGCTCCACCTGGGGCATTTCATTGCCAAGCTTCCGCAGATCGCGGATGAATTCATCCGCGCCGGTGACACGGCTCAAGGTTCACCACCTCCGGGGGTGTCGGGGGTTTCCCCTGACTGAGATCGTATCGACCGGCACTGCCGGTCGGGCGGGGTTTTCCGAAAGGAAAACATTCCTTGCAGATTTTCCGGCCGTGATCCAAAGGATCGCAGGAAAATCTGAGGGGGTTTTCGTAAGGGGGAAGGATTCCCCCTTACGCAGCGCAACGCGCGATCAAGCGCCCACCCCCTGACAATCGAAGATATGGTGGATGTAGCCGGTGTCTGGCTCATAATCCACCAGGTAATCGTAGACGACGCCGGGGGCCGCATCCAGGGCGGCTTCCAGTGCCTGGGCGATGGGATCGATTTCCTGTTTGGTGAAGCGGTCGATTTGGAAGCGCCAGGATTTATCCGGGCGGTGATTATCGGCGAACAGGCCGATTCGATGCACCTCGAACCAGACGGTGAAGGCATCGGCTCCCAGGTTGGCGGATTCATAGTGGGCCGCGTTGGGATCGACGGAGATGACAAGGGTTTTGATCTGTTCAAGCGTCACGCTGCCACCCCCTTACGGCGCAATGAGCCTGAGGCTCAGATCGGAAATCAGTTCGCCGGATTCCTCGTCCCGGCCATGGTAGGCGCGGATCACCTCGAAATCCCGCATTTCGCCCCGGAAGGGGGACAGGGTGACGTGATCGTGGTTGTTGATTTCCCGGTTCTGGAGCACCCGGGCGCGGGCGTCGGTCTGGGTCTCTTCGCGCTTTTCGGTGGGGTAGGCGGGCGATGTTTCAAAGTTCAGTTCCGCATACCAGCCCTCATAGAAGGGCTGATCCACGAACCGGGGCTTTTCACCGAAGCCCGCCACGTTGATTTTCTTGGATATTCTGCAGATGCCGCTGTCCAGGATCATCGATGCCTCCTCGCACGCCCTCGCCTTTTACGCCCCGCGCTGCTCCCTTCGGGGAGCGCGGGTTTCGGATGGCAATCCAAGGATTGCTCATCCTCAGCCTCGCTTCGCTCGGCGCTATTCGGCGGCGCGCGCTATTGCAGTAATTATTCAGGGCTTTCTTTTCGCGACGCAAACCTAAAGGTTTGCGTCTTGCCCCTTACGCAGGAACCGCTCCCGCAGGCGCTGGCGCAGCCAGGCGGGCTGGGCGCCGGGCTGATCCCGGTTCTGGTACTGCCAGACCGTGAAATCCACCAGGAGCAGAAGGTCCGCCGTGGAATCATCCAGGTCGAAGCGCATCATGCGGTTCAATTCCTCCGCGGCGCCCTGGATGCGGGTGGTGAGGTACTCATCCAGGCTGGTATCGGAGGCCATGCGGTTAAGGCGCGTTTTCACCATCAGCAGGGCCAGGCTTACATCAGGCATGGCATTCATCCTTTCGTGGCCCGCCAGGTGGTTTCGTTAATCACGGCGTAGCCGATATGATCCATTTTGATTCGGGGATCGCACCAGATCTGGGCACCCAGCTCCCCGGCCCGGAGGCAGAAGGACAGATCCTCGCCGAAGCCGAAGCCGGGAGAGAAGGGCTGGCCGAATTTTTCAGAGACGCGGCGCAGAAGATCGCCCGTCATCATCACGCCGGCGAAGCCGCAGGCCTGGACGGGGAAGGGCTCGTCGCCGATCTCGTCAAAGGCTGTGGCGGACGGCATACCGTCCTTGATTCCGCAGGAGTGATAGATGCAGGGGAGCACCGGCGCGCGGCGGCAGAAGAAAAGGCCGCAGACCATTTCCATGCCGGCGTCAATATCGGCGTTGAAACGCTCGATCAGATCCGGGTTGAACCGCATATCGGTGTCCAGCCAGAGCACCCGGTCATAGCCGCCGTCAATGGCGGCCTGGGCCAGCTTATTGCGGGCATCATAGACCAGGGAGGAGCTGCTGATGGAAACGCTGGTGCCCGCCGGGCGGCGCAGGGCTTCCATGGACTGAAAGAACATGGTGTGCACGGTATCCAAAGCGGGAATGCAGATCAGGGTTTTCATTCAGCAGCTCCTTTCGGTTATCAGGCGTCCGCGGCGGCCACGGTGACGGTGGTCTGGGCGGTGAGGCCGTTGGCGGCGGTGACGGTGATCACGGAGGAGCCGGTGGAAACACCGGTGATCTCACCGGTCACGGAGTTAACGGTGGCCTTGGCGGCGGTGCCGGACACCCAGGAGAAGGTGGTGCCCACGCCGTAGGGCAGGATGGTGGGATTGAGGGTCAGGGTGCTGCCCACGGTGACGGTGGCGGTGGCGGGCATCAGGATGGCCTGGGGCTCGTTCGCGCCGTCGCCCACGAAGGTGGCGGAAGTGGTGGGGGCGGTGCCATTGATGCCGATGAGGACGAACGCCTCGGCGATCAGGGGCTTGCCGTCCCAGCGCTCGGTTGCCTTGAAGACGGTCTGATCGGAGAGGAAGAAGTATTCATCGCTGGAAGCGTACTTCGCGCCCGCGCGGTTGACCCGGCGATAGAGCTCGAAATAGCCCATGACGATGTTGTAATCGGGGACGATGGAATCGGGCAACACTTCGATAATGCCGCCGATCACAGGCATGGTGCCATTGACCTGGGACACGATGGCGCCCGCGGCGTCCACGTTCATGGCCTGGGCCATGAGGAAATTGTAGGTGAATTCATTCATCACCCACACCTTTTCGCCCCGGGCATACTTGCCCTTGGCGTTTCCGGCGGCCAGCACCAGCTGCTGGAACAGGGCCAGGCCGGTGTAGGTGTTGGCGATGGTTTTGATATTGCTGGTGTGCAGGTCAGCCCAGGGCCGGGCGGTGGCGGGATAACCGGCGGGCTGGCTTTCCTGGGCCAGGCGGGTGACGATGCCCATGGGCATGGACGTGCCGTTGCCGTAGATATAGGTTTTATCGTCGGTGTACGCCAGGGACTGACCCAGGGTGGTGAGCAGCTCAGCCGCCATTTCCAGATCGCTGTCTTCCAGGTTGGCATTGCAGATCACAAAGAAGCCGCCCAGTTTCCAGCAGCCGAAGGCATCCTGGAAGAAGCCGATGGTCAGCTCGTTGAGGTTCGCACAGCACTCAGTCCAGACAGCTTCGGGAATGTCGCCGGTGATCAGGACGCGGCCTTCGCCGTTCACGTTCTGCACGGTGATGTGCCGGGTAAGCTTGGAGTAGTCCAGCACGTTCTGGCGCAGGATGCCCAGGAATTCCTGGGGGATGGTGAGGCCGATGTTATTGATGGCGCGGGTATGGCCGCCCTGGCTGCGGGAGCGCAGCACATCGCGCACAGCGCCAAGGAAGGTCTGGACACCTTCGCGCTTGATCATTTCTTCCTGTTCCGCACGGGTCATGCCGCGGAACACCCGGTCACGGGTGAGGATGGTTTCATTCATGGGGGTTACGCTCCTTTCTTCATGGGCGCGCTGATGGGAGCGCGCCTCATCGCCCTCGGGGGGCTCGGTTTCCTGCTCCGCCTCCATGGCGGAAAGTTCGTTTTCCAGGTCGGCGATGGTCTGATCCAGGTCGGAGACGACGCTTTCCAGCTGCTCCTTTTCAGAGATCAGGTTGTCCACTTCTTCCTGGACGGCGGCCTGCTCATCCTCGTTGGAAACTTCGCGGATGGCGATTTCCAGGTCGGCTTCGCGCTTTTTCAGCTCGTCCAGAGCAGCGCGCTTTTCATCGCGCTCCTTCTTTTTCAGGTCGATGCGCTTGCGCTGCATCAGGGCCTTCAAAGCCATTACACTCACGCTCCTCTCAATTGTTTGATGGTCTTCTCCTTCCAGGCGGAAAGGGCGCGGCGCTTGATCTCGTCGCGCTGGGCGGCCCGGGCGGATACATTGGTGGCCTCATAGGCGGGGAAGGTGCAGACGGAGACCTCGAAGAGCTCCACCTCACGGATCGTCCAGTGCACGGATCCATCCTCGCGGACGTCGGTGTCCTCGGAGAGGATCATAAAGCCGATAGAGCACTGGGACACGTCCCTGCGATCCACACGGGCCCACGTGTTCATGGCATCGCCGTCTTTCGGATTGATGGCGATGTCGCCCCACAGGCCGTGCTCATCCTGCCGCAGCTCCAATGTTCCCGCCGTGTTCCGGCCCAGCACCAGGGTGGTATCGTGGTTGGTGAGCGCCCGGATATCCCCGGAAAGCGTGCCCGTGAACGCGCCCGGCGCGATGGATTCGCTCATGCCGGGGCCGATCTGGTACACGCTATCAAAAACGGCGAAGTACCCGCTGATATGGGGCACATCGCCGTCCTGCCTCGTTTGAAATTCTGTCATGGCAGCGCGGAGCTGCCGGTTATCGCGTTCCATGGGATCACTCCTTTGATTTTGCCAGCAGCGGGCACGCAGGCCAGCGGGGCGTGAGCGCCCACCATCCCTTGCAGCGCATGAAATAGGCATGGCCGCAGTAATCGTTCGCCTTTTTGCACCAGATCATCATGCCGGCGCGGTATTCCGCATGGGGGCATTGCAAAACAGGGTCAGCCATTTTCGCCGCCCCCGTTCAGCTTTTTCTGGTTGCCGGACTGGTCGTTGGGGATGTAGTTTTCCAGGCGGACGAAATCTTTCAGGCCCGCGGGGGGCATGTGCATGCGGTCGCGCCACTCATCGCCGCAGACGTAGCCGCGGTCGGAGCCGTTGAGCAGGATGTTGCTCATGGCCTGCAGGTCGTAGTCCATGAGGCTCCAGAAATTCAGCAGGAAATACCACTCGGGCTTGATGATCAGGGCCCGGGTCAATTCCTGCTGGATGGAAAGGGCGATGGCGCGAACTTTCGTCTGAATGAAGTTATTCCACTCCTCGCGGTTGAACGCGCCCACGCCCAGGAGAAAGCCGGGCACGCCGATCACGCTGGCTACGGTTTTCTTGTCCAGCTCCACTGTATCCTTGATGGCCAGGTCGTTGAGGGAAAGAGGTCTGACTTCCTTGACGTCGAACACCTCGCCGGGGATCACCCAGGGCGCGCCCGGGGTGGCTGGCTTGACGTAATCCGTCACCAGCTGCGCCCGGCCCTCGGGGGACGCCATCTCGTCGGACAGGCCATCCACCTTTACGATAATCGACGGCTTCCATTCGGAGGACATGAAGGCGTTTTTCGTTTTGTCCGCCTGGGCCAGGTTTTCCGCCACCTCGCGCAGGGTCACGGTGACGCCCCGGCCCTTCCACAGGTAGACGGGATCCGGGTTATAAACGAAATGCAGAAGATTGGCCGGTTCTTTGGGCCTGCCGTCGATCAAAACCTCATAATCCCGGAAGGAATTGCCCACGGGGTGCAGCTGCACCCGGCCGGCGGCGATGGGCTCCATGGATTCCAAAAAGCCCTGGTGGGTGTGGGGCACCACGATGCTGTTTCCCTTGCCATAGAGCAAAAGGTTCATGACAATGGCGGTCATCCAGTGGCTGCGGCTCATGTTCCGGTTGGGGTGGATATCCACAGCGGCGGACAATTCGTTTTTGATGCGCTCGTCGCCGTTTTTCGTGTTGGCCATGAGATAGATGGTCATGGAGCCGATGAGCTCCGCGATGCGCAGGCAGGCCGTTTGGATTTCCGGGATATCGCACATCCGGGTGTAGCCCGGGCAGCAGATTTCCCCATCGTGCAGCCAGAAGGCCAGGGATCCAAACTTCAAGGCCTCGGCCCCGGTGCCTGCCGATCTTGTTGCCGTGGGCATCCGCGCCCGGCGCTTCTTGTGGCTCATACCGCATCAGCTCCCTTCTTGCCAAGGAACGCGCTCATGATGGCGCCCTTTTCCAGGTTTTCCAGCATGCGCACGGTGGCGAACACATCGGCGTCGAACACGTCGATGCGGTGCTCCGGCTGGATTTTCTCATACTGGATCATGTCGTCGGTCTTTTCGATGGCGCGCACGTTTTGCACGCAGTATTCATAGGGCTCCGCGCCCAGGTAATACAGCGCGTCGTTTTTCGCCTGTTTTTCGATGTGGCGGAAGCCCTCGGATTTTTTGTAGAAATACTGGGGCTGATCGATGATGGCGAAGCCCGCCCGCTTCATGGCGATGAAGTATTCCCGGCAGAATTTCCGGTCGTGGCCCACCTGGACGATGTTGAAGCCCTGCTTTTTCATGCTGAGGAACCATTTCACCACGCTGTCGTGGTCGTTGGTGGGGGCGTTGCAGAGGGTGAGCCAGCCGTCGTCCGCCCAGCCGAAGAGGGGAATATTATCCTCATCGGCTTTTTTTGCCGCGGCGGTGATGGGGAACCAGCAGTGGGGGATCACGATATCGATGCCCTGATACTGGCCGTGGAGCGACGCGGCGGTGAGGTCGTGCAATTTGGAAAGGTCCGCGCCGCCGTACCACTTGGCGCCCAGGTGGGCCAGGTGGCGGATTTTCTTTTCCAGCGGCCAGGCGGGATCGATGCCCAGTTTGGCTTCGGCCCGGGCATTGGAGCGCCGAAATTCGTCGATGCTGAAATAGCTGTTCATGGACGACACAAAGATGTTGAGCCGCTTGGAGAGAAAATCCTTGCGCATCTGCGGGTCGTTCTGGGCCTGCAGGGCGTCGTTCATGATGTCGCCCGGGCGGATGGTGACGCCGTAGTTTGGGTTGGCCTTTTCATGCTGGATGGGGTTTAAATAGTTCACGTCGCCGTTTTCGTCCTTGTCCGCGCAGCAGATGAAGATAAAATAGGCGTCGTCCTGGGCGATACCCCGGAGCACCCGGCGGCAGTATTCCAGGCGCTGGGCGCAGAAGCCGTTGGCATCGTCGCCGGCGGTCGTGATGCCGATCACCAACTTGTTGGTATAGGCCACGGTGGCTTCCTGCAGGATGGTGTACTGCTTGGGGGATTTGTAGGCGTGCAGCTCGTCGGCGATGACGATGTTGCAGTTAAAGGAATCCTGCTTATCCGGGTTGGAGGGCAGGGCGTTGAGGGAAATGGAGCCGCCGGCGATCTGCTGGTTTGTCACCGCGTGGGTGAAGGAATTGTTGACGATCTTCCAGCCGGCCTTGTCGCGCTTGGCGGCATTGGGGTAGAGGGTTTTGACGTTGTAGACCCAGGAATCGAAAGTTTCCAGGGCCTGCTTCAAGGACGCACCCACGGAATAAACCTTCGCTCCGGATTTGGCTTCCAGCAGCGCCAGGCCCCAGGCCAGGCCGGCGGCGAAGAGGGTTTTGCCGTTCTTCCTGGGTAAAAAAATGAACGCCTCTTTGACGAGACGTTCCTGGGTGCCTTTCTTGAAGAAGATCAGCATCCCGTATACGCAGAATTTCTGGTAGGGTGCCAGATGGAAGGGCGCGCCCCGGAGCGGCGATGCGTCCAGCGCCTCGCCCTGGCGGTGGTGGAAGGTGGCCTCGATGATGCCGATCACGAAGTCGGCATCGTCGGTGCGCACGTCCAGATCGTCGCGCTCCAGGAAATCCAGGAAGCGCTGGCAGCCGAGGATTCTGTCCTCGCCCGCGACGATTTCGCCGTCCACGCAGCCGTTTGCGTAGGCCAGCACATCGGCGGCATATTTTCCTCGCAGTTTCATGCGCCCCGGATCACCCGCAGATTGCCGATGGCCGCCGCCAGCGGATCGTCGGCGTCAGATTTCGCCAGCTGCTCGTCGTGGATTTTTTTGAGAGCCGCCGGGGTCAGGCCCAGTTCCTTTTCCAGATCCAGGATGGATTTGTTCACGGCGTCGATCTCGGCCAGGAAGGGATTTCGCGTGAGATATTTCGCGCCGGATTTGTTCGTCTGCTCGATGATGATGTGGCCGCCGGATTTGCGGAACAGCGTTTCCGCGTCGGCCTTGCGCAGGATGAATTCGGCCAGGCGCGTGATCACCGGATCGAATTCGGGCTTGTAGGTGCCCAGTGTCTCGCATGATTTGCGGATTCTGCGGGCGATTTTCGCGGTTTCGTCCACGTTTTACCCCTCCTTTCTAAATTTTGCCCCGTGTATATAAAAGGCTCCCCCACCCGGCTACGGTTCCCCCAAGTGAGGAAGGGGGGATCCCGGGGGGGATACCTTCATCTGCTCGCGCGCGTGCCCGCGAAGCCTTGCCCCGCTTGGGTTTGCGCGCTTTCGCCTTCCGCGCCCGGCTGCGTTTCCGGCAGGATTGCTTTCCATTCGCTACCATTTCCGGCCTGTTTTGCCCTTCTCCGGGTGTGCTTTGTTGTGGCATTTCTCGCAAAGTGCCCGGCCGTTGCTGATGATGTACTGCAGCTCCGGGTACTCGTCCCGGTGCTTGATGTGGTGCGCCGTGGTCGCGGCCACCGGCAGCCCCTTCTCATCCATCCGGCCGTAGCGCCTGCACTCCTCGCAAAGGTATCCCGCCCGCCGGAGCACGGCCTCGCGCCATTTCCTGTGCTTTGCACCAGAATAGTACGCATCCTGTGGCACGCTTCTCACCCCTTCCTGATTCCGCACGCCGCCCGCCCCCGTCGGCTGACCGCCGCGCGTGCGCCGCTCGTCCGGCGAAGGGGTAAACCGAACGCCCCGAATCTGATCCAAAACGCAAAAAAGACGCCCGGCCCCATTCGGCCGAACGTCTTTGCAAACTATTTCGAGCTTATACTATCACACCGGAAAACGGTTGTCAATGCTTAAGCATCAATATTTTTTTCTGACGCCGCGTTTGCCCCCTCACAGCTCCACCCCGTCCATATCGGCAAAAGGCGATTTCTTAATCATCTCCCGGAAGTTGTCCAGGGCCACGCCGATGTAGATCAGCGTGGTGGCCGGGTTTTCGTGATAAAACCATTCCTGCAGGATGGCCACGTCGTGGGTCTTCTGATAGTAATGATACCCGAAGGTTTTTCTCATGGTGTGGCAGCCCATGGTCTGCTGCAGGCCGCACGCCTTCCCGATCTCCCGCATGTCCATGCGCGCGGTCTGGCGGCTGATGTGCTGCGGGTTTTTCCCGCCGCTGCGCTTCCGGCTGGGAAACAGCCACGCTTCCGGATCCGCGTCCGGCAGCCGGGCCTTGAGCACCTTGCGCACCGTGGCCGGAACCGGCACGGTGATGGGCCTGGCGCCGCTCTTGTGGCTCTGCTTCTTCGGCAGATAGGTGAACGCGTTCTCGTCCCGGAGCTGGCCCACCTTCAAATCCACCAGGTCGCTCACCCGGAATCCCATGTTGATCCCCACCACCCACATCAGGAACATCCGACGCCCCCGCGTGTCCCGGCGCTTACTCAGTGTGACGGTGATATCGTGCACCTTGTCCAAGTCCCGGATGGGCTGCATCTGCGCCCCCACTGGCTTTTCCTCCTCTCCAACATTACCATGCTTACATTCTGCAACATTCGCGCCATGATTTCCGCTATCCGCTATATAATAGTAGGAATTTTCCGCGCTTTCCTTCCGCGCCGTGAATCTGCCTTTTCCTCGCGGTGGATACGTTCACAGGCTCAAAAAAAGAATCAGGCGTCCGGGTACACGACCACGTAGGGTTTACCGTCGGCATAGAGCACTACAAACCCGGCCGGCAGTTCTTCGATGATCTGCGCCCATGGGATTTTCCGCCCGCAGTATTCGCAACCTTCCCCGCCGCTGAAAAGGATCGGCGCGCCGCATCCCTGGCATTTGGGCATTTTCCATTCGCTCATGGCATGCCTTCCTCCTGATTGTCCTGCTGGCTGCCGTACGTCGCTTTTGGATCAAATACTTCCATCTGGACAAAAGTTCCGCCAGGCATCATCATGCAGGCGAATGCCAGAAGCGCCCGAAGGATCCCGCTTAAAAAAAAGCACTGTGCCGCTTCTGTATTAAATCCAATCATGCTTTCAGCTTCCGCCAGGTCTGCTTCTGCTTCATTCAAACGATCATTAACAGTTTTCATCTTATTCCTCCTCAATAAGTCTGCTGTTCTGCGCTTCCATGGCTTCCAGGATCGGCGCCAGGTCGACGTCTGCCCCGGGCCCGATGATGAGCTGGCCCGAAGGGCCTGAGAGGGCGCACCCTTCCTCCATGATGGCGATCCGCTCGTCCAGCTCTTCCATCCGGTCGGCGGCTTCTGTAATAAGCGTTCTCCGTCCAGGCAAGGCCATCTTGTCAGCCCAAGACCGCAGCTCCTGAATCAGTTCGTTTGTTTTCATCGTTACAGCTCCTTGTGATTGATGATCTTCTCGCTCAGGCTGTCCGGTCTCAGGTAATCGTAATAGTAAATCGGGAAATCCCAGTACTTGATCTTGGGGTATTTCTCCAGCATGGCGTTGGTGAAATCGGCGTCGTCCCCGTATTTCTTTTCAGAGAACCTGGTGTCCCCGATGAACTCCCTGCGCCATGCCTTATTCCACACCGCCGGCCAGATGACCTGAGGTGTGTTCCGGGTGTACCCCTGGCCCTTCCAGATGAAGCTCATGGCCAGGATATCCTCGCCGTTCTTCCCGGCCATGCCGGCGATCTGGCTGAACACGTATTCATGGAGCAGCCAATCGTCGTCATCGGCGAAGAGCACCCACTCGCCCTTGGCCAGTTCCAGGCCACGATTGCGGGAAAGCCCGGCCCGGTGGAAATCCACCTCTTCCACCCGCGCGCCGTAGCTTCGGGCCAGCCCCGCGGAATCGTCCTCGCAGGCGTCGCAGACGCAGATCAATTCGTAATCTTTGTAGTCCTGCGCGGCGATGCTGTCCAGCATACGCCGGGCGAATGCCGCGCTGTTGTGCATCGGCAGGATCATAGAGAATTTCGGCATGGTTCAGCCCTCCTTCGGCGGTTCCGGCAGCGGCATCCAATGTGTGACAGCATGCTCAAGCGTCCTGCTGATGGTTGTGTGCCAAACGCCGTCATGCGTTTCGCCTGTCGTTACAAATTCAGAACCGTCCTTAAATTTTACCGTTACAAGCACTTTGTCTGACTGTTCCCGCCACATTGCTTTCGACCATTCTTTCTTTCCGTACCAAGGCCAGAATATCGAATGAATTTCAACGGGCAGCCTGTCCTTCACGCTGATCCAGCCCGGTTCCGGCACTTTCGCCTTGCCAGTTTGTGAATCATTTGCACATGCTGGTCGCCTGTTCCACGCCATGAGCGCTTTTGCCTTTGCGGCATCCAGCCCAGCAGGAATGCTCGCACTGCAATATCCAAACCTGGCTACCAATGAGCAATTCGGGCAGCGAAATTCGAACACATCAGGGAATCGCTCATAAGTCATTGTTGGATGTTCGTAGCCGCAAAATGGGCACGGTTTCAATTTATCCACGTTCCCCCCTCCTTCGGCGGTTCAAGCCCACGGCGTTGCTTTCCTCTGTTCCTCCGTTGGCCGGGATGTCCAACAGCGCCAGGTTTTGCCGTAAAAATCCTTGTTTATTGAGAAACCGAGTTCGCTATTTCCGCGAATGAAGCGATAAACTGTGGTAAGATTCAGCCTGAAAAGCGCCCATTGCATAGGCCATACTTCATGGCGATATTCAATAAGGAACGCTCCGTCATACTCTGGGATTTCTTCCAGCTTCAGTAAACGAGGTTCCTGCGCTTTCAGCAAAGAGAGGGCATCGTGCATCAATTTGTCGTTACAATCATCTACTGGGAACAACGGGCATTCAGTGCAGTTATGTCCCAATGTGTAACATATTTCAATAGCCTTAATCACCTTCTCCCGGTCACTCATCACCGCTCACCCCCTCGTCCTTCTTGATTCCTTCAAACTTGCTCACCACAAAGGCCACCACGATCAGCGACCAGAAAAACGCCCCGGCGAAGAAGCTGACGGCGCACAGGAACAGCGTCACAGGCCGTCACCCCCATAACTGGGCATCTGGGTATCGCGCAGGGCCCGTACGGTTGCGCGCATCCGGTAGCGCGGGATTTCGCTGTCCTGGATGGGATCGAGCTGCTTGGTCAGGTGGATCATGCCGGCGTCCAGCATTTCCAGGGCGATTTTTTTCGCCAGCGTTTCGGCGGCCATCATCTCCTGGGTGCGGCGCACTTCTTCCGTGTCCGGGTGCACGTAGTAGCTGTAAGCCGCTTTCAGCATTTTCGGATGCAGCGGCGGATTCGCCGCGCTTCTGCATGGACGGATCATGCGGTCGCATTCTTCCTGGGGAACGCCGCCCAGCTTACGGATCAGCCAGTTCCTGATTTTTCCCATGGTCTCTCCCTCCCTGAATGTCGATCAGCCCCAGCGCGGCGGCGAACAGCGCGCAGTGGGCCACGTAGTTATCCCGAAAATGCGTCACCGTGCCCCGGCTTTTCCCCGTGGCCCGGCACACTTCCAGCAGGTTCATCCCGTTTCCGTACAGGTATCCGGCGATTACGCCCTCGCTGGTGCTTTCCCAGGGAAACGCCTTGTCCGTGAGCCGGATGGCCTCTTCCCATTTCGCCGCTTCCTCCACCTTTCTTTCCGCGTCCAGGATGCGCAGCACCATGGCCTGGGTGCGGTTCCCCGGGCCGGAGCCGTGCTTTTCCTGATCCATGGGCGGCGCGGAAACAGCATACGCCGCCATTTGGGCGTCATAAAGCTCCGCCTTGGCCCGGGCCGCCAGCTCCCACCTGTCCCGCAGCCGCCTTTCCACCAGCCGGTACGCCTTCAGCGGGATCACGCTCACCCTGTCGCCGCCTCCTTCTCCAGGAACGCCCTGGCCTCTGCGATCAGATCGCCGCTGACGGCCTCGAGCTCCGATTCGGTGTAGTCCCGCTGGGTGTAGTTCTGGGCCGTCACCCGCCTGCCGGGCGGCGCCTGGGTGGGCTGATCCTCCCATCGCCGGCCGTTCAGCCAGGTGCTGGGCAGCGGGATGAATTGCCCGCCGTCCTTCTGCCATTGCGGGCTGGCCCGCTGGGCCTGGATGGCCAGGATCATTTTCCGCTGGGTTTCCGCGTCCGGGTTCAGCTTTTTCCATATCTTCAGCGCGTTCTGCTTATCCTGCTTTTTCGGGTAAGCCAGCCAGAACACCGAAAAATCGTCGGCGGATTTTTTTGCGGGGGGATTGGGGGGTGTTGAATCCTCTCTCTCCCTCTCTTGGGTTATGGTTTCCTGGTTTATGGGTTTTGGTTTATGGTTGTCGGTTTCGCTGGGCTTCGCTTCGGTTCGCTGGGTTTCGCTCGGTTTCGCTTCGGTTGGCTCCGGTTCGCTTTCGCTATCCTCCTTTCTGCTGGCGTTTCGCTTGTTCTGGTTCACCTTCTTATCCGCCCGATCCACCGTCTGCTTGAGCGCTTCCCAGATCAGCCATTCCGGCGCGTCCTGGGGCCAGGCGGGCTCCTGCCCGGTGAAGGCGTAGAACGCCATGGCCTCATACAGGCGGCAGCGCTGATCCTCCTTGTAGCGCTTCACCAGTTCGATGGTTTGCGGATAGAGCTGCAGATAGTCGAGCATGGGAAAAACCCCTTCCGTAGAATCGATTCTAAGCCGTTTTTATTTCGCGGGGCGAGGAAATCCCCGTCCGCAAAAACCTTTTCCGCCATGGAGGCTCAGTCCAGCACCACGATCACAAAATGGTATCCCGGCATGATCGTGCGCACCGTTGCGTCCCCGTAAGCGCGCACGATATCCGCGATCTGCTGCCAATCGTGCAGCTCTATGGGTTTCGCGCGCCACCCGCCGGGATAAATCCGCATCCAGGCAATTTCGCCCCGCAGCGCGGAAACCAGCGCCCGCAAAGTAACGGTCTCTTGATTGCTCATTCGGGTGTTCTCCCGTTGGTTTTACCCGAGAGCAGTGTATTCATCACTCTCGTCTCGCGGAATAGCAAGCGATTTTCCAAAATTCTACCCATTGCACAAATGGGGCCCCTTTCTGCCCGCCGCCCTGGCTGCCGGTGGGGGCCAGCCTGTTCTTGACTGGCTTGTCGGCCGCCATGGGCGGCGTGGGCGGTCAGCGCGCATGCCTAAAGGATAATCCCCCGTGTGTGGTGTGCTGATGTTGATGATCGATCTTGCCATGATGGACGGGGCCTGCGCGCCGGTGGTATCGCCGCATACGTTGGTTTTGGTTTTCAAATGATGAAAGGCAGCGCCTTGGGGCGTGCGGCCATCCGCCCAAGGGATCTGGAGCTGGCGGCGGGAATTGCACCCGCCATATCCGAAATGCCAGCGTGCTGGCGCGGAAGCTGATCCGCGCCGTATCATTTTAATTGCCCACGTTCATCAGTTTTTCCCGGGCATACATGCCGATTTCCGAGCGCTGGGCCTCCCACAGCAGCCGCTCCTTGCTTTTGCGGCCGCTGCCCCGGTAGAATGGCTCCTCGCCCTCGGGAGATCTCACGATCAGGTAAAATTCCCCGATATGCGTCAGGTGCGGGATAGGCGGCCCCGCCGTTTTTCCATGGATCACTTCCCCGTTTTTCCGCATCACCGTCACATCCGTTCCTGTTATCAGCGGCTTAGAGGTTTTGTTTTGCCCGCTCATAGGCCGCAGCCTCCTCGCACCACTGATCCCACACCCGGTCGTTGTCCGCCCAGGGGCCGACCACGGTGATCTTTTCCCGCCAGAAGCCCAGCTCCTTGCGCAGGAATTCATCCCCCGCCCAGTCGATCCACCAGCCCACGGAGCAGGTATGGCACTGCATGGTGGGCGAGTGCGTGCCGAAGCGAACCCGGCCCCGGATCAATTCCCCGGTATGGCGCACGGCCTCCACCAGATCATCCTCAAAGATGGGGTTCCCGCGCTTATCCTTTTTTCCGGTGTACTGGCCGATGCTGTCCTGATCCACGGCGTAGGCCCGGCCGTCCTGAATAATGCTGTATCCGCTTTCCTGTTCCCGGGCCATGGGATCATTCGGCGCGTAATAGGCCGGGGTGATGCCGCCCTGCACCCATTCGCCGCCCATGAACCGCCTGCCGCGGAAAATGATTTTTCTCATGTGTCCTCCTTTTTCGTTTGCCAGGGGAATTCCTGAATGAAGTCCTTGCCCATGATCCCGCGCAGGCTTTCTTTCATGAACACTGGTTTCCCGGTATTCCTGGCGTAGTTCACAATATGATCCACCCATTCCCGCCTGCATATAGGCTTTCCTTTCCTGTTTCCGGTTTCAGCACCGATAATCAGCCAGTTTCCGCCCGTAGAACCGATGTGCGCGCCGATGTCGAAAAGAAGCGGCTCGAAGCTAACGAAGCTATTTCTGAGCGTCTCTCCCGGCATCATCAGTTCCGGCGTGTCACCCCAGAACCATCCAGGCAGCCACCAGCTTCCCGCGTTGTGCACCGGCTTTCCTTCCAAAGCGAATGTGACAGGCCTGTTTTCCATGCCTTGTTTCCTTCCCAGGCCCTCGCCATGATCGTAGGTAACGCCATACCAGTAGTTGTCGCCTCCTGGTAGTTTTCCAGCCCTATACAAATCACAGTACCGCGCCGGGTTCTTCGTCAGAAACAGATACCGATGCTGCGGCGCTTTCCGGCAGGCGTCAAACACTTCTTCGATCCAACTGTCCGGCACCCAGTTCCCGAACAGATCAGCCATGGAGCAGACGAAGATCGTGCGCGGTTTTGTCCAGCGCTTCGGAATATCCAGGCGGTAGCGGTGGAATGTCGGAGTAAAGCCGAATGGGTAAGGACAGATGCGCCCATTTTCCTGAAGCCGCACTTCGTAGCGGAGCACATGCAGGCCGGGCTTCAGCCCTGCAGCATCCTGAATCCAAACCCGCTGAAGCTCGCAAGGTGCGTCCAGCGTCTGGCCTTCTGCGGAAAACCTCTCGGCGATCCGCCGGGCATAGCAGTATTCGCATCCATGCCGGCAGCCGGTAACGGGATTCCAGGTGGTGTCCGCCCAGTCGATCTTGGTTTTGTATCCCATCGGTTATCACCCGCTTCTATTCAGTTTCGGATTACAGGTTGAATTTGTCCTCCATGGCGGCCAGGCCGATGATCAGCGCCTCCCGGTATCGCATCATGCCGGGATCGTGCCGGAAATCCCGATCGATCATATCGATGCGCACGCGGAATTCCTCCACGGCTTCTTCCACGCTGATCCCCAGCTGCCTGGGCGCTGGCGGCTGCTGAACCACCGGAAGCGACGTTTTCCGGGGCTTTTCGCCTCCCTTCTTTTTTGTTTTCATTTTTTCACCCTCTCCCTTCTTTGTGGATTCGGCTGGAATTGCCGGCGGCGGGATTCGAACCCGCATGTCCGGGGAGGAGAATAGCCCCGGTATCCTGCCTAAATTGGATCACGCCGGCATGAGTGCCGGTCTTTCCCGGCTGTCAGGTCGTTTCGTTCCGCTCGTTTGGCATGGCGGTTGTCACGTTACCCACGACGATCCTCTTGCCCGCTTTTTTCTCTCTGCTGTTCGCAGAGGGTTTCCCGGCAGGTGGGAAACATGCTGAAAGCGTAAGCCCTGGCGCGGCGGCCTGGGCTTGAACCAGGCGCGGGCCTGTTGGCACATCCCCGTCCACGGGAGAACCGCCTTTCCCGTTTCGTAGATTTTGTTACCCTCGCCGCATGTTGCCGACGCGCGGAATCGAACCGCTGTTGCGCGCGCTGGGCACGCTTTCACGCACCCCGGGGAACCAGCCCCGTTTTCCGCCGGCATAAGGGCGTTTTATTCGCCCATCTTTTCCAAAGCCCTGATAGCCCGCCGGAGCGATCCGATATAGCCCCAGCGCCACCAGCGGGAATAAGGCCGGATGGAAAGAATGATCTGTTTCAGATGGATGATATCCTTTTCCCGCTGGGTGGTGGCGTTCATTTCGGCCAGGATCAGCTGCTCGGCGGTTTCCGCTGTCTTCACCTTTTTCCCGGGCATAATCATCTGTACACCTCCGTTTCTTCCACGGCTTCGCCCTGGGCGTTCAGGATCACCACGCGCAGGCTGTTCCGCTTCCGGATCTTGCACAGGATTTTCCCGATCTGGCGGATATACTCATCCGCCCGGCCGGCCGGCACGTCCACCGCGCCGATCAGCTCGTCCGGCTCCGTGGTGCCGTAGAATTCCGCCGTAAAAAGAGGAATCACGTGCACGCGGCCTCCCTTCGGCGGGGAATATGCCAATCGTCCGGGGCTGCTCTGCGCCGCCGGTCAATGCGGATCACAGGGGCCTTGGCCTTGGTACCGGGTTTTTCTCTGGGCGCCACGGTGCGGCCGTCAATAAACGCCTGCAGCGCTTCCTCCGTCACACGCAGCGGGTTTTCCGTGTGCTCCATCTCCTGTATATAGGTGTAGGCCGTCCGGCGCTTAACCTGCAGGATCTCGGCCACATCGTCCGGGGTATACATTCGCTTGATGTTCATGTTCATGCCCCTTTCAAATTCCCACCGATTGGGAATTTCACTTCTTGCCCTTCTTTTTCTTCCTGGCGCCGGCCACATGGGTGAGCATGGATTCGGCGTCCGTCAGTTCCTCGGGGGCGCCTTTTTCATCAGCATCAGCTCTACCGCGGAGAGGTTCATCAGCAGGCAGGTCATGCCGTCGCCGTTTTTATCGGCCATCAGCAGGAATCCTTCCGTTTCAATGGGTTCCTGGGTTTCCCAGGTGCCGTCCGGCTGCTGCTTTTCCCATGTGATGCGGTATTTCTCGTCCTTCTTCATGCGTTCACCTCATACGATCTCCAGGTGGGTGATCCACACCACCATTTCCTCAATGTGCTGCTCCACGATTTCCGCCTGGGAAAGATCCAGCGCGTTTTTGCCGGGATCGTCGCCATCTTCCGGCTCCAGCACCTGGGGCGCGGTTTCCACCATGGCCCGGCCGCCCGCGGCGATGGCGTTCACCTGGTCGGGCCGCAGCTGATCCCGCCCCAGGGTGATGTATTGGTACATGTAAGTCAGCGTCTTGAGCAATCCTTTGTACAACGAAATCCCTCCTCAGAATACAAAATCCGTATACACCAGCGTGTCCCCGCTCAGGTTCACATAGTCGCTGATGTCGCTGTACCGCTGGCAGGGGTATTTTTGGCTTCGCTGGTCAAAGGCGCAGCGAATCAGAACCTGCTCCTCCCTGGGGTTTTCGATCTGCTTCCGGGTGAAAAATTCGCCCACTTTCAAATCCCGCAGTTTCCTGGCCTTCATGTCTCGTTCCCCTTTTCAATTTTTTCGATTCTCCGTTTCAGTTCCGCGATCTGCGCTTCCTTGCGGGCGTAGTTCGCCTCCAGGCATTGGTCCCCGCAGCGCCTGAACGCCTTGTACCGGGTCAGGTCCTCCTCGGCCCCGGCCAGCATTTCCCGCAGCGCGGCCAGCTCTTCCATCCGCTATTCCCCCTCCGCTTCTGTTGGCTCCGCTTTCCGGATCAGCTCGTCCACGGTCACGCCCAGGGCAGTGGCTATGCGGCGGGCAATAGGCAATGTAGGGATTCGTTTCCCCTGTTCATATCTATAAATGCTCGTTATCGTTACGCCGACTTTGTCGGCGAGGGCCTTAACAGAAAGCCCCTTATTTTCGCGTAACGTCTTCAGTTGCGGCATTCATCGCCCTCCAATCCATACGGTAAATCAGGCTTATCCAATCGGTACATTCGCATTGTAATACCATTCGGTTAAATTGTCAATAGCCTTTTAATAATTTTTTTACCCTTTGGTTATTCTAATTTCTTTAACCATTTGGTATAATTATCGTGAAAGAAGGTGAGCATATGGATGATCGAAAAGCTATCGGCCAAAGATTGCTCAAAATTCGTACAGAAAAAGATGAAACACAAGAGCAGGTGGCGGACAGCGTCGGCATCTCTTATGTTTCCCTGAGCAGGTACGAAACCGGGCAAAGAATGCCAAAGATGAACATACTGGCGAAACTTGCGGATCACTATGGAGTGACTACCGATGAATTGCTCGGAAGGGCAACGGCGGACGAGTTGGAGCCACAAGCCCCGAAAACACCGGAAGCCCGGATTGTTTCCGCCGGCATGGATAGAATGCCCCAGGGCGCGCGGGAAACCCTCCTTTCCGTGATCCTGGCCATGTACCAGAAAGATCATCCCGAATATTTCCATCAGGAAGAAGGTGCGCCCCATGACGCCTGATTACGACCGAGCCGCAATCGCCGCCATGCAGCTGCTGATCGACCACCAGATCACGGAAACGCCCATCGTGCCCCTGCCCATGCTGAAGAATTTCCCCGGCTGCCGGGTGATGAGCTTCACCCACATGGCGGATCAGGCGGGCATGGAGCGGGGCGATTTGGTGCCCCTCTTCGGCCCCCGGCAGGACGCCGCCACCTTCCGCCTCACCATGGGCATTGAAAACGTGGAGTATGTGGTGGTGTATAATCAGCGCCTGCCCTACGAAATGATCTGGCGGGGCGTGGCCCGGGAATTGGGCCACATCGTCCTGGGCCATGATGGGGTTACCCGCCCGGATTCCGTGCGCCTGGCCGAGGCCATGTGCTTCGCGCATCATTTGCTTTCGCCCCGGCCTATTATTCATATGATCCAGCAGTCTCCCATGCCCCTGACCCTCAGCGCCATGACCAATACCGTCGGCTGCGCGGAAGAATGCCTTGACGATATGCGGGAAATCCCCGGCGTCCATGTGCCCGCCGAGATGAACCGGCAGGTGCGCGATCAGTTCAGCCGTGGCATCCAGGAGTATATCCGTTTCCACCTGGCCGCCCCGGTGGTGGATCGTTCCCCCAGGGTTGATTTGGGCGGGTTCATGGACTATTACGAGGAGTGATAGAAATGTATTTCATTGCGGGGGCTGTATTCTTGGGACTTGGCCTGCTGTCAGAAAACATTTTCATGCGGATTTTGTTTTTCGCAATTTCCGTTTATTACTTCCTGAAACTCTATAAGCGGCATAAAGAAAAAAAGAGCGCCGGAAGCACTCGCCGTGTGAAGAATCCAAGCGCCGACGTGGAGAAACCCAAGCCACGCGAAGTGCCAAGGCATAAGCGGATCACCGTAAACGCCTTTATGGCGAGTCCGCCGGAAGAGTACGTGGCCTTCGACCTGGAAACAACGGGCCTGAGTCCGCAAACGGATCGCATTATCGAGATTGGCGCTGTTTATGTGGATCATGGCCAGATCATCGCCAGTTTCAGCCAGCTTGTTGATCCGCGAATGAGCATCCCCGCCGCTGCATCTGAAAAAAACAACATCACGGACGCGATGGTGCGCGGATGCCCCACCATCGACCTCGTTTTGCCGGAGTTCCGCGATTTTATCGGGGATGTGAAAATCCTCGCCGCACATAACGCTACATTCGATGCAAATTTCCTTATGGCTGCCGCGCTGGAATGCGGGATCCAGCTGGATGTGAAGTTCTTTGATACGTTGGCGCTTTCCCGCGCTGCCTGGCCGAACATGAAAAATCATAAGCTGGAAACGCTGGCTGACAAGATTAAACATCCCATTGGCCAGGCTCACCGTGCTGCCTATGACGCCGAAGTGTTGCCCGATCTGATCGGCAAGGCTGTAAAGGCCATCCGGCGGGCGGAGAAGAAACGGGCGAAGGAAGAAAACGAATAAACGGAGGCGAACCATGGCACGCCCGAAAAAACAAATCCTCAAGCAGCGCGCCGACGGGCGTTTCTGCTGCCGCTATCACGGCATGCAGTTCATGGGAAGCACAAGCGATGAAGCCCTGGCCGCCCGCGAGGAATACAAGCGCCTGGAAGCCCAGGGCATGGCCGCCCAGGCGCTGGGGCCCACCGTCTCGGAATACGCGAAAAAATGGCTGCCCCGCGAAAAAACGGATGTTTCGGATCAAACGTATGCAGAGGCGGCTATTTTGCTGGAAAAGCTCACGCGCAATATCGGCGGGCTGCATTTCCGGGACGTGAAGGCCTCCGATATTAAACAGATTTACAGCACGGAATATAAAGGGCTTTCCGCCAGCTATATCAAATCCGGCGCGCAGCTGTACCGCGCCTTGTTCGATGCGGCCAAGGATGACGGATATTGTGACGCGAATCCTGCCCGCATGGATTCCGCCCAGCCGCAAAAAGGGAAAGAAACGGAAGGCCACCGCGCCATCACGGCCCAGGAGCGCGAATGGATCGAAACCCTCTGCACGGATCACCGCGCCCATGCCGCCGTGATGGCCATGCTGTACGCCGGCATCCGGCCCCAGGAAGCCAAGGCCCTGGACGTGGACCGGGATGTGGATTTCGATGCGGGAATCATCTATGTCCGCCAATCGGTGCACCTTGACGGCTCGAACAGATACGCCCGAACGGACGAGCTGAAGACAAAATGGTCCCGGCGCGAAATCCCCTTGTTCCCGCCGCTCCGGCGTGCGCTGCTACTGCGGAACGAGCGCGAGGCGGCCCGCAGGCAGGCCATGGAGGAAAAGCGCGCCAAACGCTTAAAAAAGCCGATTCCGGAAATGGCGAAAAAAAAAGAGCTCCCGAAAAAAATCGGTATGCTCGTGCGCTCTGCGGATGGAAAGCCTGTTTCCGTCCAGGCGTGGCGCTCCGTCTGGGAATCCTACGTCACGGAAATGGAAACGGCCATCAACGGATGCCCGGAAAGGTGGTGGGGCAAAAAGCGGGAACATCAGGGCCGGGAAATGCCGCCGTATATCCGGTTTACCGTCGTCCCGTATGATCTGCGGTATTCGTTTTGCACCATGTGCCGGGATAATGGCGTCGAGATCAATACCTGCATCCATTGGATGGGGCACAAGGACGCCAAGATGATCCTCAAAATCTATGATGAGTATTCCCAGGAGCGCGGAAAGAGGGAAGCGGAACGCTTGGAAAAAGCCCTGTTTGGTATGCAAAACGGTATGCAGGATGCGATATAATGCCGCAATGCCTGAAATTTCAATGCCTCCAAACACGCCGCCCTTTAACTGTTAACCGAAGGGTTGTAGGTTCGAGTCCTTCTTGAGGCGTTAGAAAAAGCCTTGAAACGTAACGGTTTCAGGGCTTTTTGATTGCCGGGGAGGCTGTGCAATTTGTGCGGTTTTGTGCCGTTTATGTATGCGGAATGATATGCAAAACGGTATGCAAAAGATCACGGTTCGGGCTGCGCGGGGTGGTATTGATCGTGCAGGGAATTTACCATCCCGGCCAGCTTATCGGAGATCATCTGCATATGATGCAGCTCCTGGCCGGAAAGCTGCATGAACATATCGGCAAGCTCCGGGTGATCCTCGCGGTGGGCAAGGGCCAGGTTGGCATATTTCATGGCGTCCTGCGCTTCTTCGGCGATCAGATCCGGCATGATCTTCATCATATCGTCCATTTTTCTGCTCCTTTCAAGCGGCGATGCCGGGAGCCTCGGGGCCGCCGTTCAGCAGCACGGCTTTCTGCCCAGTGAAATTCTCCCAGCGAGTGACGGCGACATCCACATAGTGCGGATCCAGTTCCATGGCGTAAGCCGTTCGGCCATCCTGCTCACAGGCGATTACGGTGGTGCCGCTGCCGTTGAACAGATCGAGCACGATGGCGCCGGGCTTGGTGCTGTTCTGGATCAGGTAATCGATCAGGGCCACCGGCTTCATGGTCGGATGGATGTCGTTGCGCTGTGGACGGTCGAAATCCAGGACGGTGGTCTGCTTCCTGTCCGAATTCCAGACGTGTTTCGCGCCGTCCTTCCAGCCGTACAGACACGGCTCATGCTTCCATTGGTAATCCTGCCGCCCCATCACCAGGCTGTTTTTGTTCCAGATCAGGCACTGGCGGACGGCCCAGCCCACATCCCGGCACGCGCCGCGGCAGTTGTAACCCTCGCTGTCCGCGTGCCAGACGTAGAAAGCCGCTCCGGGCTTCAGCGCATGGTCGGCTGCGGTGAATGCGTCAGTGAGAAAGCGCCGGTAATCCGCGTCGGCCTGCTTGTCATTGATGATTTTCAGCTTCTCTTTTGTCCCGCCGTGATAGTCCACATTATAGGGCGGGTCTGTAACCAGCGCGTCGGCCTTCTGTCCGTCCAACAGCGCCAGCACATCGTCCAGGCTGGTGCTGTCTCCGCACATAAGCCGGTGTCGGCCCAGTTGCCAGATATCGCCCGGTTTGGAAACCGGGTTTTCCGGCGGCTCCGGCGGATCATCTTCCACGATGGCGGATTCTTCCGCTTCGCCGGAAAACGCGCTCAGATCGAAATTCAGGCCGCCCAGATCCACGCCTTCCAGTTCCAGCGCGCTGATTTCCGTTTGCAGCTTATCAAAATCCCAACCGGAGAGCTCGGCGGTGCGGTTGTGCCGGATGGCATAATCCCGCCGCTGGGTATCCGTGAGATGATCCAGACGGATGCAAGGCACCTTTTCCATGCCAAGCTCCATGGCGGCGATTTGCCGACCATGGCCTTCGACGATGATGTTTTTGTCGCCCCAGATGCCGATGGGATCGTTGAAACCATCCAGCCGGATGCTTTCTTTGATCTGGGCGATATCATCCGCCGCGTGCTTCCTGGCGTTTCCCTCATAAGGTGTGAGTGCCTGGGGCGGCAGATAGATCACGGCAAGATCCTGCAATAGTTCCATCAAACCCCTCCTTGGTTTTCGCCCTCGATGCGGCGGCGCATGGCGGCTACATCCTCGGCGGTGAGGCTGAGGGTGAATTCGGTCGGCGAGATCAGCGGGATCGGCGGCACCTTAATGGGGAAACTGCCAAATTCCCGGATGGATTTTTCCATGGCGTCCACCAGGCCGGACAGATCATAGGTGCCGCTGCCATCATCATTCAGCAGGGCCTGCACCAGCTGATTGCCGAAGATGGCGTCCAGCAGCCTCGGGTTGGCCGCAATGGCGTTTGCGCCGATGGAGACGATGATCTGCATGGAGCGGGCTCCGCCCAGCTGCGGCAGGATTTCGTTTTGGATATAATCCGTGACGCCGTGGATGATCTGAGACTTGGTAACGCGCATCAAATTCCTCCTTTAAGGCCGCCGCGGGCCTTTCGGCCCACGGCAGCGGGCATGCCTCACTTGGCGCTTCCGGTCGCAGCGGTGGCCGGGGTGGCGGGCACAGGATACACATCCACAGGTCCCCAGCCGGGAGAAACATTCTGATTCGGGATCGTCAGCCGCGTCATTCCGAACAGCTGCGCAAGGCGCTCCTGCTGGCAGCGGATAATGCCTTCCTGGGTGGCGTTCCAGACGGACTGCGCGCTGATTTCGGCCTGCACGCCGGCGATCCTGCCATCGGTGTAGAGCTGCCCCTTCAGGGCGGCGATCTCGGCGTCCTTGGCCAGGGCGTCCCGGATTAGGCTCATTTCGTACCGGGTGACGGGCTTTTCGCCAGGGTCTGCGTTCTGCTGCTGGTTCACGCCCAGAAGCGCGCCCAGGCCGCCGGCGCCCGCCAGAGCGCCCAGGCCGGTGCCGATAGCGCCCAAGGTGACGCCCAGGTTGCCCTTGCCATTGCTGGCATACTGTACTTCTGCCATGATTTCCACCTCCGTGTTGATTTTTGGAATCCGGGCGGGCCCTGCCCTCGTTCCGTTGATCTTATTATCGCAGCGGAAGCGGCTTTTGTCGTTACGCCTTTTATATGGGATTTATACGGATTTCATACGGATTTCCCAAAAATAAAAAAGCGCCCCGGATCACTCCGAGGCGTCAAAATCGGCGAACAGCTCCGGAAGCCATCGCTTATAGTAATTATCCGTGAATGTGCTGTAGGCCATGCCCAGCTCTTCGGAAATCTGCATCAGCGTCTTTCCGTCGATGTATTTCATCTTCAGCGCACGCCGCCCGATCTCCGAATGAACTTTTTCATCAATCTCCTGCGCCCTATCTGAGTTCCGATAGTGTTTCATTGGCCGTCACCTCGCAGGCGCATGCGGCGGTTTGTGCATGATTGGCGTGGATCATCTGGATCGTGATGATGGTCCCGCCGATGGAGATCACCAGGGCAAGGATCATGGCAATGCACACGCAGACAATGGCGCTTTTCATGGCTTTATTGCTTTCCGCCATTTTGTCCGTGGCGTCCTTGCTGGTTTTTGTGATGCTCTCCATGGCCATCTGCATCCTGGTGGTGATGCCGTCCAGGATGTACTCCATTTCCTGCTGGGAGCGCTCTTTTTCGTCCATGTGCTCACCTCCTCACTCGTCCTCTTCGTCAGGCGGGTGGATTATCTGATTATACTGATCCGTGCTGATTTTCAGCAGCGCCCCAAGGAAAGCGTCAACCGCCGTTATTGTGCCGACGATCTCCGCGCCATAGGGGAAAGCCCAGATTTTCGCCAGGGCAAAATACAGGGTTCCAAGCGCGGGGAGAACGATCTGGGCGATGTATTTCAGGATATCATAACACTGATTGCTCATGGCCATGTCACTGCCTCCCTTTCAGATCACGGATATCGTGCTCCGCCTCTGTGAGACGGCCCTCCACCTTGTACATGCGCTCGATCATGCCGTTGTGGATCGTCTGCTTCTTCTCCAACTGCTCGATCCTGTAGGCGATCAGCGCCGCGCTTTTCCGATTTGATAAGTAGACCCCCAGCAAGGACAAGCCCCCAGTAATGACCGCGGCGATCACGCCGATCCATGCATCACTCATAATAATCACCCCACACTTTCGTATTTTTTTACTGTCTGGGACAGCACCGCCACCGCCGCCCGGATGGCTTGCCAGTCCGCCTTGGCGATGGTCACTGTGTCCGGCTGCTCCGGCGTTTCCGGCGGTTCGCTTGGCTGGCTGCTTTCATGCCCCGTTGCCTTCTCCAGCGCGTCCCAAGTTTTGGGGCCAACCACGCCATCCACGGTCAGGCCGTAAATCCGCTGGAAGTCTTTCACCGCGTTCTCGGTCTTGCTGCCGAATTCCCCGTCTGCGGTGAGCGTCTCGCCCACGTCGCAAAGAAGCGTTTGCAGGTAGGTCACAGCCTCGCCGGAATCGCCCCGGCGCAGCGTAGGATGATCCAAGGGAGCCACCTCCTCATACAGCCCGTAGGGCATGGCATAATGGGTAAAGCTCGTTTCGTTGAGCGGCTGCCGAACCACGCCGTAATCATGCCCCTTGGCGTGGATCACGGTGCCGTCGCCCTGATAGATGCCGACGTGGCCCATGCCCTTTTTGTCCTCGTCGTAGCGGAAAACCAGAAAGACTTTTTCAAACAGGTCATTGGGCAGGTCAGCGATTTTGCCTTTCTGCGCCCACGTTGTTTTCACCCACTGCGAATTGGCCCCGGACACCAGGCTGATGCCCACCGCGTCCATGGCCCACCGGGAGAGCTGGGCGCAGTCGTAAGCCAGTTTCCCTTCTCCCGTTTCCGGATCGGCCCATTTGCAATCCGCGCAGGTTGTGGCCTTTCCGGAAAGGCGCGGGCAGTTGCGCTTGATCTTCTCCGCATAGGCCGGATACTGGTTCATGCGGGCCTCCCGATAGGACGGCGTGCAGGGCTTTCCCGTGCCTCCGTAGATGTACGGGCAGCCCACGCGCTGGGCGCACCAGGCCCGGACAATATCAGGCTTATCCATCCAAATCACCACCTTCTTCAATGCTTATTTAAAGTGTCCTTTAACTAACCGCATTCGGCATATATCTCCGCATCTGGCTCCAAATAAAGTTTGCGCTCTGCTTCGCGCCCAGCGCGTTAGGATGGATGTTGTCAATAAAATACTGTGGCGTGTTTTCGCTGATTTGGCTGCCTGCATATTCCTTAATAACCGGGATTCCAAGGCTTTCTGCAACCTTCGCGATTTCCTCATAATACTCAAACTGTGTTTTGCTGTTCCGTTGCACGGACGAACTGCAATCCACGCTATTGTAGTTTCTGCCATACGGATCAAGTATCAGGAACACGGTAAGATTCGCATTCTGCGACAAGATGTAATTCAGCGCAGACCGTACACATCCGCAGACGGTTGTTTCTGCTGCATCCGTGTATGCCCCAAGCGTATTCTGGCCGTACCAGTCGTTGACGAACCCTTCCAGCAGACACACACGTTTCCCGGAATACCCTGTATATGCCTTGATCTTTGCCAGCATATCAAGATTCCCGCCATCACCGAGTATTTCGGACGAACCAACGCCCTGATTGTCAAACGTGATCCCACTCATATCAGGGAGATATTGCAGGAAGCCGCCAGTTGTCTGTGCGCGATAGGTCAGCGATGTGCCGAACGCCACGCCAGTAAGGCCATCGAACGGATTATCTACGCCCAGCCTTTCAAGTTCGCTTTCCATACAAACCTTATCAGCGGCAATAGTATAATCGGAACAGTATGCAGAACCGTAAAAACACAGATAGATATATTTCGCGTTTGATGGGATTTGTTCGGTATGACCCCCAACGGCATGCGATGTCTGCGAAATATAAGCATCGTTTGAATCGGAGAAAGCGCAGAAAATAACGCTATCACTAATGTTTTCGTTTGATACAATGGTATAGGATACCGTCCCCTTCATCCAGCTCTGCACTTCGATTTTTGTCCTTGTGTACGAAGAGGATGATTTTGTTTCGATTGCGCCGTTGTTTACTCTATAATACCCTGATTCTGTACCAGTCGTATACGTTGCGTCCTCACCAGTAAACTTTGCCTCAATGTCGTCTACATTGCCATTCAATTCTGATACATCAGCAGAAAGCTGAGACGTTCCGTCTGCTATTGCTGCGCTCAATCCTTGCACGTTGCTGCTGTCTATCTGCAATTTCAGACCAGCCGGAACAATCACAGCATTGCCAAGGTTGTCTGTTTTTTCGTAAATTACAACCGTTGCATCCGTAGCAAACGTGTGAGACAGCCCCGTGATCTGCGTTATCGTGTCGGAGGTGTCGATATAGATCGCATTGAAACTCAACCCTGATACGGCAGATCCAAACTTGACCGTATCGCCCGCTTTCACTTTTGTCCACCATGTTTTATAACTGGCGTTTGCATAACGATAAATCGTGTTCGTTCCGCTGATAACCCGGAGATAGTATTCAGCGAGCACGCAGGTTTTTTCGTTGACGGGCAGAATGAAATTTCTGAAATAGTTGATGTTTGGATCGTATGAAAGTGCCGTATTTTTGTTTACTGTAAAACCGCTGGCAATTTCGCTGGCCTTAAACGAGAAGTAAATTGCGATAGCGTTACTCGGCGCGAGAAAAATAATGTTTTTATTCGTTGTATCAATCACAATATTCGCGCTTGTCAGACTCCTGCTATATCCATTGTTGTCTTCGTAGGTATATCTGTAACTGTCGCCAAGTGTGCCGAACGGGTTGTTCCCTGTCCATACGAACGATACAAAATCCAAGTGTTCTACTGGAATTTTATAGGTGTTATACCCCGATGCCGCTGTCAGCTCATAACTTGCGTTCAGATATTTATCTTCCGCATAGAGCCATTGACTTAAGTCTGACGGGTCGATAACGGTCGAGATGTTTTCAATAGCGCTCTTTAACTCAGCAACTTCTTGCCCAACTTTAGCCGCCTGCCAGTGTGCCGCCGTCCAAGCTTCAGAAGAAGCGATGTCCTGTTTGGCATAATAAAGTGCTCCGCCATAAATACAATATGTTCCTGCCGTCACAGGAAATGTCAAGTTTGCGTAATCCGGCGCTATCATTCCCTTGCCGGAATCATATGCCGATTTCAATCCATCAAGTGTTGCAAGTTTATCACCTGTCGCCATTTCAAAACACCTCCGTCATTAAGCAATCCCAAGATAGGTTTTCGTTTCGTCCACGGTGGCAATGTCCAAACTCTGAATTGCCTGCTCAAAAGCGTCCTGCGCGCTCATAGCCCATGGAGTGGCAATTGAGCCAAGCTCAATCTTGAAATTTTTGACGTAAATCGTATTTGCATCGGTTTCATCGTAGAAACCAATCATGCCGTTATGATCGTACCCGCTTTCCTCCCCATAATTTTTCGCTTTTGTAACGAATGAAAACCTTGTGTATTCGGTGGTGGAAGGCGTAAAATAAGCCGTATCCTCGATACTGTATCCGATCGATTGATAGGCATATACTTTAATGCGCCGTGCCACGCTGGCTTTCAGATCAAAGGACACGGAAATGGTTTCCCCAATATGATCGGCCAATGCGTCGCCGACCCTCTCGCCAACAAAGCGGTTGTTTCCGATCTTTTCCGCGCCGCGCAAGCAAATCGCGTTGTTCCCGCCAATTGTCGCCTTGATACCATCATTAAGGCAAGCAGCGGTAAAATGATATGCGTTCCATGCTCCGGTATGAGACTGGTCAGCGCGATACAGCCGACCATTGTACCACACAAGATCCCCGGCTTCGTACACTGCGCTTGCGGAAAAAATCGGCGCAATGTCTGTAATCTGCTTGCCAACGACTGCAAGGTCTTCTCCAAGCACCGCCATCTCCCAGTGCGCAGCCGTCCAGGATTCGGAGGTGGGAATATCTTGTTTCGCCTTGAAAAGCGCACCTTGATACAGGCAGTATTCTCCCTTGGCGATGGGGAACGTCATGTAGGCGTAGTTCTTCGCCAGCGCAGACTTGATCCCAACATCCGCCGTCTGCAAATCGGAAACGTCTGTCATGAGCGTTGTCACGTTGCCGGACAGCGTGGAGTAATCCTGCGGGATGGAGGCCACGGCGGTTTCGATGGCCTGGATCAGGGTGGAGATATCATCGATCACGGTGCCGGGATCGATCACCACGTTGGTCTGGCTGCGGTTGACGCTGCCGCTGCCCAGGAACACGGTGGTGATGGCGCTTTCGGTGACGCAAACGATGGAGATCACCACGGAGCCCTGGACGGCATAGGCGGCTTCGGGCAGATCGATGTACATTTCGTTTCCGTTCACCACGCCGTTCAGGATGGGCACGGTGGCGCCGTCCGCACGGAGCACATAGCCCCGGCAGGAGCCGTCCGGCGTGTAAGGCTGCGCGCCGTTTTTGAGCCGGACGCCGATCCGGTTGGCCAGCTTATCGCCCGTCACCATCATGGGCTGCAGGGTGGTGGGCAGCAGCGGCTGGGAGATATCCACGTCATAGATGTAGGACAGGATCATGGGTTACGCACCTCCGTTGTTTTGATTCATGGAGCGGATTTTCTTCACCAGGCCCGGGGATAATTTTTCGTAGCTGATGGCGCCGGTGGCCACGTTGTAGCCCGCCACGCTTCGCCCGCCGAAGGAGAAGACCTCGCCCAGGGTGATGGACGTATAGCGGTGCTTTCCTGGCGCCGCGTCCCAGGTGTAGGCGCTCATTTGTGCGGTGGCGTTGAGCCCGGCATGGGGGATCACCACCGGGATGGCGTCGTACAGGTGCAATTTCACCAGGCCCCTGTACTGGGCGTATTCCTCGGTATCGCCCAGCAAAAGCGGATTCACGGTGAGCTGCACGGCCACGGCGTCGCAGTGATCCACATCGAAGCGGCTCTGGGCCTTCTGCCGCATGATCTGGTAGCAATCATCCAGGGTAAGGGTGCGCTCGGTGCCGTCCGGCATTTTCTCCGTAGCGCCCACCTGGCAGCCGCAATCCAGGATCTCCAGATAGATGAGGGGATAGGCGTTAATATCATCAGAATCGATGTACACTTCCGGCAGGAGCAGCGTGGAGCCGTCCTCCTTTGTGCCGCGGGGGATCACACGGGTGATGAGTGAGCTCACGTCCTTTTTCCAGGAAACGCCCAGCAGGTTATCGCCGTAGCGCAGGGCGGGGCCTGTTTCCGGGGTATCGTTGGAGAGCAGGAAAAAATCCTCGTCGTCCCGGATCAGCTGCGCCCGCAGCGTGCCCACCAGGCCGGAATCGGGATCCAGAATGGATTGCAGGGGGCTGCCCCAGCTCCAGTCCGCGGTGATGGCCGGGGATGTGATATTCGTGGCGATGAGCCGGGAATCCGGCGTCACCGTGGCTCCCTGCAGAATGGCGATGGCCGTGGCGGGGCTGGCCTCGGTGAGCTGGCAGTCATAGAGCCTATTCGCGCCGAAATCGTAGGAAATGTGCGGCGCGTAGACGGTGACGGTGCGGGTGTCGTTATTCACCGTCACCTGCTGGATGCGGAACACCTGGGCCATGATTTCCCGGGCGGGGATCACGGTCTGGCTGGTGTTGTCCGTTGCCGCGCAGTCCGAGCGTCGCACATAACCCGTTACGCCCCGCAGGGAGCGCACCCGCATATAGGTTCCGTTGTAATCCGCCACGAAGGTGATGATCTCGCCCTGGGTGAGGGTTTCGGCCACGGTGCCCGGATCGTAGATATAGGAAGGGGATGGCGTTTGCCCGCTGCCGTAATCCAGCACCAGCTCCCATACAGCCGGGCTTACGCCAGGCGTATCGCCAGCGTTATCCTCGATGGCCACCCAGATGCAATCCTGATAGGTGACATAATCCCCCATATAATAATCATTTGCTGATTGCCATTCCCACAAACCGGGGCTTCCGATGATTTGATCCACCGGCGTTTCCGCCTTTGTCCAGGTTGGCAGCACGGAATACATCGGCGTGGTGGCGGCGGACACCTGCCACAGGGCCGCGGCCGGCATGACGATCCGCGGCGTTCTTTTTTCCGGAACGGGGCTGCGGATCAGCCATTCTTCCTGGAGCAGCTGCCATTTGCCAACCTCATCCATGGGATGGGTGAGGGTCAGTGAAAACTCGCCGCCCGCCTGCTCCCTGACCTCGGCGCTGATGGGGAACAGAATGGCCGCGCCGTTGTTCAGAAAATTGGTGGCGGTGGGCGGGAAAACGGCGATCTGCTCGGCGGTGTTGGCCGCCAGGCGCTCCTCCTCTTCCTCTTCCTCCTCTTCTTCCTCATCCAGGGTGTAATCCACCGTCACGGTGGGGCTGTCCACCACCACGGTGCCGGAATGGCTGCCATCCGAAAGGGATGCGATGCCGAAGGCTTTGAAGCGGAATTCCACGGTGTAGGTGCCGTTTCCCCCGGACAGGGGCGTGAGGCTCACCGTCTGCGTGCCGTAGCCCACGGTTTGGCCCGCGGCTTTGAGCTCATCCGCGCCGGAATAGGGGCTTCCGAAGGTGCCGGAAAAGCGCGCCCAGTTGATGGTGGAGCCCGCGGGAATGCCGGAGATTACAAACTGTTTGGACGCGGTGGCCAGGGTGGGGCCATAGGTGATGGCGCCGGATGCGTTCACCCATTCGGAGGTGAGGGCGAAGGAATCCAGCCGAGCGATTGCCTGCATTTACAGCCACCTCCATTGCGGGGTGACGGTGATGGAGCCGCCGCCCGTGATGGCCACGGCGTTATTGCCCGGGGCGATGGTGAGGAATTCTCCCGTCCAGGATCCCGTCCAGAGCGCGCCGGCGGACACCATCACGCCGGCATCGCAATCCACCACCAGGCCAGCCGGCGCGCCGGTGATGGCCAGGGACGCGGCACCGATCTGGATGCTGACGCTGCCCGCGCTGCCGATGGTGAGCAGCGGGCGGGAAGCCACGTCTCCCGGATTGTAGAGCGTAGTGGTGGCGGACGAAACCGTGAAATCCGGTTCTTTCGGATTCTGGCCCTTGAAGGGCTGGACGAAGAACTGAACGCCCGCGGACTTGAGCCACCAGGAGCCCACCTTGTCAAACTGCACGGCGGCGATGATTCTGCCAAAGTACCGTTTATCCGGCTCGTTTCCGAATACCATTTCGCCGCTGCCGCGCAGCCAGCGGATCACCGCCTGGGCGTCCGCCCCGGGGCGCAGGCCGATGACGAACTGCTTGATGTAGCTGTCATAGACATCCGTGCCCTCAGTGAGGGTGATCGCACCAGCGCGGCCCTGGATGGTCTGCTGGATCACGCGCTCCGGCGGGCGGATGATGGGCGGGAAGGACGTAACGATCACGCCCATCTGGCGGCTGTCTACGCCATTCCAAATGAAATAGGGCTGCACGGCGGCCATCCCTCCTTTACGCTAATCCGTAGCCCATGCGCTGGCGGCGCTGCATTGCCTGCATCTGCTGCAGCAGCGCGTCCGCGTCCGCGCCGGAATACTGGTTGTATTTATCGATGTAGATGCTGGCGGAATCATTGTAGGTGTTCCCGCCGGTCGCCGCCTGGGCGCGATAGCGCCGGGCCTGATCGGCTGTGAGCACCATTTCTCCGCGGTGCAGGGCGGCGATATAGTTGTCCAGCGGCACATTCCACAGGCCGCCGGCTTGCTTTGTCGGCCGGTTGATCCCGCCCCCGCCGGTTCCGCCTGAGTAATACA